CAAAGATCCAGTATCTCTTTCATTATCGAGATTTCCGAAAACATAAAAATCGGAAGCCATACTGAATGGAATTTCCAGTACAGCTGTTGTATCACAATTTAAATCAATGTCTACACCAGGAAGATTTGATCGTTGAACTAAAGTAGCAGCGTGCTGTGCAACCCATAATGTTGCATCAGCTCCTCTACTCCCACCCAACGGCACGTAACACAAACGATAACGTCCTTGCTGAAATCTTTCAGCATTGACATTCAAAGTAAATACCAATTTAAAACGCATACCGTAGTAACCTTTGATTTTGTCCTTGAAAATATTATTAGTTAAAATTTCAGTAGGACATAAAATCTCCGGGAAGGTGGTGGATGTATCCGAAATGGATAAATCACCAGATTGTATGACTTTAGGTACTCCCAAGAAAGTTTTAATGTCTTGGGGAGTGTCTCCAGAAGTATTACTATAATAATTTCTAGAGATTACTGAAGGCATAGCAGTTTTGGACACATTAACGCCTGCGTCCTCGACGAAAGTGGTGATACTATCACGCACTCGTGTGCCAGCAACTTCGGATGAGTTAACTGGCGTGTTTTCCACGCTTTGAGAGGTGGACATCTCTGTTTGTTTTGCAGCAAGTCAAATTTTAAATCATTGAGCTGACTCAGGCTCAAAAATCGAGAAGGGGTTCCTGGATATTGTGAGGGCTGCTCACGGTCCATCCTGGCAGTAGGGGTAAATACCCCAGACCTTTAAAAGTACACGGGAAAAAGAACTTTGTTTAACCTTCTTTTGTATAATTCTTTTAACATCGCAATACTTAGTATCTCATGCAATACATGAGCACATCTGCTAAAGGCTAGCAGTACCCTGTCTTTTGGCAAGACAGACGCCGTTGTTTTATAGTTATAAATTGTAATAACTTAACGCTTAAATAGCGTTAAATCCCAATTCATTAACCATTAGAACTTTCTTACTCTTAAAAATTTGAGTCTGTTCTATAGCTATCGCTTTGGACGAAAGAGACTTTCGAATGGCTTTGGCATAATAATTAAAGGTTTCAGTGTCGTGAATTGACAATTCACGTATGAATACATTTAAGTTATCATAAAATATTTCCATTCCGTTAGCTTTCTTGGTCCAGCACGGTATTTCTAGAATAGATGATAAATCTAGTGGTCCTACGTAGCATCCGAGCAATTTCTCGAATCTAAAGCTACGCTTGAGAAAACTAACCTCTGTTAATTTCCTCCAGGGTTTATCAGCTTTACCCTTTAATTCAGTAGTGTATTTAAGACCACACTCTGCCATTAAAGGAGGTAAAACTAACTCATTAAATTTATCCGCGTATCTATCATGCACTGAAAATATATTATCATCTCCAGTAACTTGAAGTTCAACACACTCATTAAAAACTAGATTTTGCTCACTAAAAGTCTTAAAGAAACAATATCTAAATGCTAAATGATTGTACATGCAATTAATGATAATGGTCAAAGGATGACCTGATGGTAAGCTTGAAGGCCACTCATAGATGACATTAGAAAATATATGTCTTGAATTAGTTACTTCAAGCCACAATGTTTTCCTAATCATTGAATTTCTTTCTCCATCATCATACCACTCATTTATAATATCAAGAATAATATTGTGAATTTGTGGTTGCTCACTGCCATCAAAGCCTGAGAAATCTCCGGCTCCAACGTAAGGATCTGAATAACGAGAAAATCTTCCCAACCTGTTAGCTAAACAACTCCAATCGGCTGATAAAGGATTTATCGCTATGCAAGAACCATTATCAATAGATCTCTCAAACATAAATTTAGAGAATGCACCAAAGTATTGTTTGCACGCAATCAAGTACTCAAATGGTCCCCCATTAAAAAGCCGGGTTTTTCCATCCCGAACTTTTTCAATGGTTCTACGTTCATCCTTGAGATTGTCAGTAAATACCCACAATCTTCTCTTACCTAAACTAGCATCTTCAACAATAGAATCTATAGTTTTGGAAAAGTCATCAAAATGAACGTTTGAGCTATCTCGGACAGCTGTATCACCCAGTAATAAGTGCTTTATATTAACTAGATTATACTTTAGAGGATATCCAACACTACTAGCTGAATTAACAGCGTCATAGTATTCAACTTCTTCATCTCCCCATAATGCAACCTCAATTGAAAGAATTTCTTTAGTTGTGACTCTCAGAGAATTCAAGAAACAAAAATAATCATCTTTGGCTTTGTCCAAAATCGTAGGATCAATTAATATTGATTCTGTACAATATTTGGACATAGCAACTTCAAATGGATCTATGCCCCCTTTTGGACGCAACAAAGCAGGAACCTGCTTTGATATATAAAAATCTTCCATGCCATATAACGGTGAAGCTCTTATTTTTGTTACTCCATAAGGATCATGTCTATGCTCTGATTTACCAAGAATAGCATATTTTTCAGAAACAAAT